CCTCGGCGGCCTCATCCGTCCACATGTCGAGGTTGTCGGTCTCGACAGTCACGCCGCGCCCGGCGGACTCGCAGTTGCGAACGGCCTGGCGGTAGTAGCTCGTCTTAAGCTCGATGCCGATCGCGCGCCGCCCGGCCATGATCGAGGCATAGGCTTCCGAGCCGATGCCCATGAACGGCGTCAAGACAACCTCACCAGGGTTCGACCACAGCGTGAGCGCGCGGTCGATGACATCAAGCTGCAGCGGGTGGACGTGTTTCTCGTCATCCGCCTCGCGCGCCTGCTTGTATGGCAGAACGCGGTTCATGCGCACGTCATCCCAAAACGCACTCGCGTACTGCCTCCAGATCCAGTGCGAGAATCGATTCTCGGTCTGCTTCCCCGTCCACCCGCGATACTTCAGAACATCGGAGGGCGGCTGGCGCTCTCCGGCATACTCGAGCAGCCCCACCGGATGCGTGATCGGCGTCGGGTTCGTGCCCTTCATGCGAAACGCCAGCAGGTAGTCGGCATTCGCGACGCTGCACCGGCTCGAGTCATCGACAATCGTCTTGTGCGCGAGGCTCTTCTGCAGGGTGCGATTGCGCACCGCGAGAGGTTCCTTCCACACGCAATACCGCGCTGTGTACTGAAACCCCATCCGCTCATGGAGCCGGATGATGTCGCCGGGAAAATCTTGCAGGGCGTCGACCCCGCTATTGCCGGTCGGCACGTCCATGCAATGAACCAGGGTCATGCGTCCCGGCACCGTCAGGCGCGCGAGTTCCTGAACGCAGAAGGCGTACTGATCGAAGAACTCGCGGTAATCCTTGCAGTTCGACAGATCCTGATAGCTGCTGCTGTAGTGGTACAAACCGCCAAACGGCGGGGAGTAGATCGAAAGATGAACGGACTTCTCGGGCAAGGTCTGCATGACCTCGACGCAATCGCCGTTGTAGATCGCGAAGCGATCCGTGATCAGTTGGTCTTTGACAGCCATGACGGTACTTTCTCCGGAGTGTGGAACCCGTGCGCGGTATCGATGCGCAGGGCGTTGTTCATCTCGGCCACGAGCCGCTCGAACATCGCATCGGCCTGACTGGCCTTGCGTTGCATGTTCTTGAGTACCGACCCGTCGCCTTCCGTGCGGACGATGTCCACCGTCACGGGCGACTTCTGACCGAAGCGCCAGCAGCGGCGGACCCCCTGGTAATAGCCCTCGAAGGAATGCGAGGGGAACGTCACGACGTGTGCGCAATGCTGGAAGTTCAGCCCCCAGCCGCCTATCTTCTGCTTGCTGACCAGCACGCGCGCGTTGCCATCGGCGAAGTCCAGCAGCCGAGATTCTTTGTCCTCGTCGCTGTCTTTGCCCGCGACCTGCACCGCGTCAGGGATCAGCCGCTCGAGCAGATCGCCCTCGTCATTCATGTGACACCACACGAGGGCGGGCTTGCCTGTGCTGTTGACGATCTCCGCGACCTTCTCGCACCGCTCCTGCATCGAGCGACGGCGTTCCTCGCGCTGCTCCTTGAGCCCCACGGCTGGCAGTGCGAACAACATCCCATCCGGCAACGTCTGCACGTCGACCAGGTGCTCGACCTCACGCAGCGGCGGCAGAACAAAGCCCTCGTCAGAGAATCCGAGGTCGGAGGGCTTGCGCATGGCACGCGCCCACGAGGTCACCCATCGCCAGAAGGGCAGTTCGGCATGGCCCTTGAACCGCCACTTCGAAACCTCGCCGCGCATGCGGCCCGTGAAACTGTTGTTCAGGTCGTTCTTGAAGAACCGATTCAGCATGTCCATGTGGCCCAAGTTTCCGAGGGCCTCGCTGGATGTGCCGAGTTCGATGTAGTCGTTCGGCGCGGCGGTTGCGGTCGCCAGCAGCCGATACGGCATCTTGCGCATGAATGCCGTGATGGCAGTCTGTCGCGCGCCATCGAAGGATTTCAGGATGCTGGATTCGTCGCAGATCGTCCCTGCGAAGTCCTCCGGGCGGAAGTGATGCAGCCGCTCGTAGTTGGTGAGCGTGATGAGGCCGCTAAGGCGGCCATCATCCGAGCGCACGGCGTCAATGCCGAACTTCTGCGCTTCGCGCTCGATCTGGTGCGACACCGCTAGCGGGGACAGCAGCAACACTGGGCGACCGGCGTGCTTTGCAACTTGCTCGCCCCACGCCAACTCCATTGCGGTCTTACCGAGCCCGCAGTCGGCAAAGATCGCGCACCGGCCCATGCCGACCGCCCACTCAACGAGTGCGGCCTGAAAATCGAACAGGAAGGACGGCAGATTGGTCGCGGCGAATCCCTCGCGCGCCCCGACGTGCCGCTTGTTCTCTAGAAACTCCTGATACGCCGCCTGCGTCACGCCGCCCGCCTTTTCGCCAGCGCGTCGCAAACGCGAATCCATGTGAGCGCGCAGTAGTGCAGGAATATCTCGCTCGACTCCCAGCGACTCGTCTTGTTGCGCATGTTCGTATCCATGTCGGCGTGGCAGCGTGCGCACAGGTGAGCGCCGACGGCATCGTGGCCCTTGTGTCCGATACCGCCGCCGTAGCTGTGACGGCGAGGACCCATATAATGGGCAAGGACGACAGTCCCATCGCGCGCACCGCAGGCCACGCAGGATTGATCGCGGGCGAAGTCGCGAAGATTCATGCCGCGAACGCCAGTATTTCGTCCACCACGCCGCGCAGCTCGGCTTCGGTCCACTGGCGCACGCGCTCGCCGTTGAACACCTGCTGCAACAGCACCTGGATTGTCGCGTCGTAGAGATCTGCGAACGTTTCCTCGCTCATCTTCGACCATTGCAGCGACTTCGCTTCGAGACGCGTCTCGCCGCGAATGTTCACGACCGGCTCGTAGTGACCGGCGAGAATCGTCACGTCCTTGCGAAAGCGATCGAAGTGCGGCCGGACCGGCTGGCCCTTGTACTGCATCGGCGTCACGTCGTCGGACCAGTAGTCGAAGCCGACTTTGACGAGCGCCCACCATTTACGAAAGAACGCGCCGTTGCGCACTTCGCGCGGCTCGACGAGCACAGTCGCGCCGAGCTTCTTCCTGCGCAGCCACTCGGTCGCTTCCTCGCATGCAGGAGAGAGACCGGTGGCGGATTTCAGAAAGAGTAGGTCCATATCAGGCAGCGCGCTTCTTGAGTCGGTAATCGATGTCGTACAGCTCGCGCATCAGCACAAACGCTCGTTTCGCGTCTTCCAGTTCGCCGAAGAAGTGGTGCGCGAAGTCAGCGGATTCCTTGGCGACCCGCAGCAGATGAAACGCGGTTGGCGTCCACTCTGGCTTGCATTCTTCAAGCAGCAGCGCGTAGGCCGCGAGCTGCACCAGATAATCTTGGTACACCGCATTCGAAGTTTTCCAATCAACGAGCACGATGCGGCCCTTCATGTCGCGGCCGATGGCGTCGATGGTTCCGCCGAACTGGTAGCGCTCGGACACGTAGACATGTTCGGTTGCGATGATCTCGATGCGTGATTGCTCGCGCCATTCGAGGAACTGCGCGTGAGCGTTTTGCGCCTTGGCGAGCAGAGCAGCATCCACCGGGCCGGGATCGAACGGCTTGCCGAGAATCGTGTGCTCGATCAGGTCGTGCGCAATGGTTCCGGCAGCAGCAGCTTCATCGCGCTTTTCGTAGAGCGATGCAGCGCCGGAGGCACCTTGTTTAAAGGCCCACTGTAAGAGTCCGCCGGATTCCTTGAAACGACCAATGATCGTAGTCGTTCCGGGAATCTTGGCGCCGGCGGCGTTGCGATAGCCATGTGCTGGGCGAGCCATGATTAGAACGGAATATCGTCGTTGAATTCGTCGGCATCGCCGGCCCGCCGATCATCCTCGACCGCATAGCCCGGGTCTTTCTCGTGCTTCTCTTCGCGCAGCCGCTCGTCGATCTTCTTGCGCAGCCACTCGGGCAGCGCGTCGTAGACGTGCTGTTCCGGCGCGTCGAGTGAGAACAGCAGCGAAGCATTGTGCTGTGCGTATTCGGACGTCATTCCTTTCGGAATAGGCGTCGCGTTCGCGACGTTGGCGTAGGTCTTCTGCCCTTTCTCGGTGTGCGTGACGTTCAGCAGGCACATGCGGCCAAGCAATTTGCTGCAATCGAAGTCGGCAGCCGACTCATCGTTCGGGAACTTCTTGCCGAACCACGATTCGATCAGCTTGCGAAGGTTGGCCTTCTCGGACATCGACGCGGTGAACGTGCGGCCGATGCTCATCGGCCCCTCGATCTCCTTGCCGTCGCGCTGATACTTCACGCGCTCGGTCGGCAACTCCCAGCGCAGATAAACCTGATGCTTGGGATCGGGATACATGGCGGAACCGGGCTGCAAGCCCAGGTCGATCACGGCATTGCAGATCGCCACATGATTGCCGGGCGGCACGATCTCGAAATCAGCCGATGCTTTCGCGGGGAATTTCATTGCTCATCTCCTGTTCGTAGCGTTGCATTTCGTTGTCTTGTTGCTGCCACCAGTCTGCAGCGTCGTCATCCTCGTAATCGGGTTCGTCGTCCATCACTGCGGCCGGTTCATGATTCGCCCGAACGCCTCGATGCTGCTGCGCTCGTCCGCTTTCGGCGGCTCCATGATCACCACGCGCCGCTTGTGCAGCGCGCGCTTGTAGCTGACCTGCTTGCGCCGCTCGTGCTCAGCGCGCAGCAATGCGAGTTCGGCGTGCAGTCGCTGCCACAATTTGCGGATCATGTCGGCTCCTTCGCTTGCGCGTATTGCTGCCACGAAAACGCTTCAAACTCACAGTCGCGGTCGATCAGAAACAGCTTCGCGAGCCGCATGTAGTTCGCGCGCTGCCAGTCGAGAAAATCTGCGTACGGATCGCAGTCGGCCTCGAGTTCGGCCATCGCCCCGCAGTAGCGCGGGTCGCGGTTGCTGATCGGCTCGTTGATGATGGCGTTCACAGACATTCCTCCTCGAACTTGTCGCGGCAGAACTCGTCGAACGTATCGTCGCGGTCGAGCGCGAATTCGTGCTCCATTTCTGCGCGGCGGGATTCGAGCCAGGCGGCGTAGTCGCGCTCGTTGGCGTCGGTCCAGTACTGTGTCGGTGGGTCGAGATCGCGCTCGCGGAAGGGGTAGGCGATCGAGGCGGCGTCGTAGAAGTTCACGGCCGATCTCCCTCGTCAACGAACTCCGTGTCGTGACCGATGCCGTGATCTGTGCCGATCGTGCGTTCGATGCCCGCGCGAAAGTGGTCCCATTCGTAATCGCGGAAGCACAGGTCGCCACACTTGCCGAGTGAGCCCGCGCCTTTGCCGGCGAACACGCGCACGTGTACATGACCACCACCCCGCGAGTAGCGGAATCGGTAGAGCACGCTCACGGCTGCACCTGCGACGCGATAGCGCTGATCCGCTGCGCAGCGAGCGTGTTGCGCAGCCGGGCCTCGTAGTTGACCAGCTCGCGAAACACGCTCGGTTCCAGCGCGATGCGCTGATCGTTGCCGTCGCCGGTGGTCAGCCAGATGTGATAGCCGTCGAACGATGCATAGACGGCGTCGCCGAGGTATTCAGCGTGGTCGTAGGTTTTCATGCGAACGCCTCCAGCGCGGGCGCGCTATCCGCCGTGGGAAGCTCCGGCAGCTCGCCGCACTGGACCTCGTAGATCGGCTGTTCGACCATCCGAACGCCGACCTGCACGCGGCGGCATGCGGTAGCGGAAAACGCGAGCCAGATATGCGGGTGCTCGGCGTGATGCCAGAACGCGCTGTATGTCGTCGCGCCTTTTTCCGGACGGGACGACGGATCACCCCATCCGGCGTGACGCAGCAGCGACCAGACCTCGCCCAGCTTGCGGCCGTCGCCGGCGAATTTGACATCGATACTGCGCGAATCGACGGCAATGGACACGTCGATGTCCATCGCTTCGAGCGCAACGAATAGCGGCGCGGCTTGTCGCAGTGCCTGCGCCGCTGCATGCAGAAACCTCTCGGCAGACCGGCGCTTCTCTTCGAGCGCGAGCAGCGTGCGCACCGGCATATCGGCGAGGAAATTTACGTCGGCGGAAAGATTGGCGCTCACGACTGCGCTCCCTGCGCCTTGGCGAGGGCGGTGCGATGCCGCTGATAGCCGGCGCGCATTCTGGCTCGCTTCTCCGGCGTGATTCGCGCTGCGCGGCCGTGTCGTGAGCGATCGGCCGCATTTGTGGCCGCGTCACCCCATTTGAGATTGCTGGCGTTGTTGTTGAGCGGGTCTCCGTCGATGTGGCAAATCTGATCCGCCCAAACAGGTTTGGTCGGGAGAAATGCCCGAGCTACGAGCCGATGCACAGCAATGTGCTTGCGTTTGCCGCGAACCTGAAGGCGTACCGAGGGGTAACCGCTAGCGTTCAGCGTCTGCGAAAGCTCGCGCGATCCGTAGCCGCGCCAGTTGCTCGCAAACGAGCGGACTCGGCCATCGCGCGACACCTCGTAGCCGGGGAATTGGCTGCAAGGCGTGAA